AACCACGCATGCATCTTTTACGGGAGTATTGCCATCAATCCTATCAGAGGGATAAAACCAAACTTCATTTACGAAATCATCGTCCATCTGAATATAGTCGATGTCGTGCTTCCCTCCTCGATTGAATGCTATCCAATCATAACACAAATAGTCGTGTTGCGCAACTCTTTTCTCTTTTATTCCCGAACAATTCAGATCTCCAAAAAAATAGCAAATCTCAAAATTTATTTGGGCAATTTTTGCGTACTCGTTCGAACATATAATTTTATTGTCTCCCAGGCGCATGCTTTTACATAAATTAGAAAAAGGCACTTTTCCATCGAGAGAAAGAAAAAAAAGAAGACGTTCCCATAATTGTTCCTTAGATCTCCCAAAAGTCAAAATCTCGCCAAATGTTTGGAAAAAATTTTCGACGTTCTCTAGTTTTAAACAAGAAACATCTAAATCCGGATTTAAGTAATCAAATCGAAAAGGGCGGTCCGGTTGAGAGAACACTACCGGCAGTCGATTCTGAAATGCAAACAAAAGTGCTTTCAGGCTGCTTCCTATTACCACTCTCTCATAATTAAAAGTATGACTCACTCTGTATTCCTAGTCCCATCATTATAATAGCCTCCTCTTTCCCACTCCGGATGCATAATATGCATACTCTGTGGGTAATGCTTCCACCCTAAAGCGTGTCCTAATTCATGCTCTAATACTCGGGGACGATTCACGTGTTTTTGTCTTATAAAGATTTTTGCCTTCACAATGTGTCCTGTGGTGATGTTCACTGAGGTGCGCGTTACTGCGAACAAATCTTCCGATAAATCTTGGTTGCCCCCCGTTATTATTATACCACTCCCATAATCTGCACCTAAACACTCTAAAGAATCCTGATTATAAAGCACGTCATGAAACTCGTATCCATTATTACGCCAGTAGGCGATTGCAATTTGTATGCGCGTCTGCGAGATGTGGAGTTCTTTGCACACCTTCACCAGGGGTGGGAACTTCCACGTACCTGTTTGTTTGGGTTTTCCCAGAGCGAAAATTTCATATGTGTTGGACGCATAAAAATGTAAGGGGTAAGAAGTCGTATTTACACACGCAACTAATAATAATATAAATAACACATTATTATATAGTTATTCTTCTTCGTTGTTACATGAACGAGGTTCCTCGTTCTTGACCTCGTCTAAAAGCCCTTTGATATCGAGGCCGGCACAATCTATCTTGCGCTTGCTGACGTGGTAGTGACTCACAAAGCCACTAAATTTACCGTAGGGAACATCTTGTACATAGCGCGTTGAAGTTTTTCCAAACTGGCTAAGAGGGGCTTCATAGGGAATGCTGGTCGCGTCATGAATCGCTTTCCACAGTGCTTTAAGCGCCTCGATTTGAATGGGATAAAAATCGAGAAACGGATCGAGTTTGCTCCCATGTACCCACGCACCTTCTACTATGGGGCGCTCTCCGTGGCCTCTTTTTATATATGTGTCTTGATATTTGAGATAGTAGGCGTTCGTAATTTCCACCCCCACAGATGCACGGTTCGCTCGTGACGACCCAGCATGCCAGGCGCCATGTTGCATATCTATCGATTGATAAATGGTTCCATCATTATCAATCATAAAGTGAACAGAAATCCCGCGCCTATTCAAAACTTTAGAGCAGGATGTTGAAGATAAACACACGTCCCAGTGATTAACAAAATATCTAATCGCTCTTTTTGATCTTCCTGTGTAGTCATAGTATGTTCCATCATTGGCCTTGAGCCCGTCTTCTTCTGACCACAAAACTACCTTATCCCATTTAATTGGGAAATACTCTCCATTGTAGACCACATAATTTGAATAATTCTTGTGTTCTGGTTTGTGCTCGTGAATTGTTGATTGTCTCTCAGTCCAAATACGACGAAAAGTCATTGGCCCACACAAACCATCGGCGCCTAGGCCGTTATCTTTTTGCCATTTTTTAATTGCTCTCACAAGTTTATCATCAAAAAATCGCTCACCAAACCATGTAGGTTCCCACCCAAGTTTCGCGGCGGAGGCTTGGTTATAAAAGTCTTTATCCATTTCCACTTATTTTCCTATATTTATATTACACCAATAATATAATTATCCTGAATTACATTATATTGCTTTCCGTTAACGTTAAATTGTTCTATCATGGACTTGTCAACAATAACTTTGCAGCTTTCACTAAGAAGGTTTTTAAATCTCACGTCGTGGGCCCAGTCAAGAACGCGAACAATAAGATGCCTTTCTTCCGTGGGTTTAAAATTTTCAGGAAGAACAATACCACTCTCGGTTTTAACTGGTTCCGGCTCGGGAACATGAATATACACATATCGATTAACTGGTTTAAAGCCTTTTTTAAGCACCCTCTATCTCCTTTTTTATAAGATTCTCTTGAATTTTATATTCTTGTTCGTTCAAAAATATATCTTCTCTTGCTTCACATCTTCTACAGTACATGCATATACTAATATTTCGTGCCACGGATGCCCTCACATTTAAAGGCATCCAATAACATTCGTTTTGTTTTTCACGACGACAAGATGTACGTATCCGACGTTCATCAAGTAGATGATTAAAATTACTCATTTTATCTCCTAGAATAGAGTACAAGTATCGTTTGTGCAGAATTTGGTACCTTTACCCGCTTCATTTGTTTCAATTTTTTGAATAGGTGTAATTTTAGTAACTAGTTCTTCATACTTTTCTTTGGTAATTGGCTCATATGGTGCCTGTTCATATCCCGTCTCTTCATAACGCAAAAAAGAAACTGCTTTCAGTCGTGTTTCGTACATTTCTAGCGCACTCTTAATTTGTTCTGCTTCTTGCGGCTTAAAAGAGACGGTGATAGAAACTGAGTTATCCGCCCAATAGTGTTGGTATTGAGCAGCAATCTCTAGTTGCTCCCACATAGAAACATCCCGCTTTCCTTTAATGAAAAATGGCTCATGTACCGGAAAATCAACTACCATCGTATTTGGAGAATACTTGTCCTTTTCTACATTATAACCTGCATCTTCTAATTTGTCAATTAAATTTGAAGTAGTAGAGAATCTTATTCTACGAATATAATATTCATCCTCGGGAAAATGAATCCCTGGTGTAGAGCCGTTTAAGAGAGAGACTGTGCCGGAGGGTTTAATACTAGTAACACGCACCGAACGCGGAATGCAAAGCCAATTAGAATAATGTTTATCTAATTCATTGATATGATCGTAGGCAGTATCGCACCATTCATACATTGTGCGGCGGCCGTGCTTGTTAAATGCTTGGACGACTCCGGATTGAGATAAGCCAATGCGCCGATTTTTAAGCATTATAGCATTTGTTTCAGGCCAATGAGTATTGACCAAGGTTACCGTCTTCCCGTAAAGATACGCAATTTTTAACGTCTTTAAGTAGTCTTCATATGTTTCATGCTTAGCGGGATATGTTTCCACTAAACAACATAATTCTGCATCTTCTAATTGTTGCTCCACGCACGGGTTAAATCCAACAACATTGATATCATCATATCTCGGCGGATCCTTAAACCTGCCTCTTATCTTGGCGTTCTCTAGCCAAATATATCCAGGTTCACCATTTGTTTGACTCTGCTTAGCGTGCCATGTGTAATCCATCCCAACTTCCGCCACGAAAGAATTGTTAGATCCCCACCGATGATGGTAAAGTTTTTCTTTATCATTTTTCATGGTCAAATATTGTTTATCATCGGCGCTGCCCATGGCCAATGCTGCTGAACGACGAACATTGCCGGCTACCACGCACCGACCAATTAAATTTTCAGTGTCAACAACATCAGTTGATGTAATGGAATGGCCAATTTTAGGCATATAAAGTTTCACCAGTTCGTCATGCAATTCTTTCAACGGTTCATATCCACTGGAAGTTCCTCCAAATCCTTTAATAGGGGCGCCCAAAGGACGAATTTCCGAATAATCAAATTTCGGTACATCAGAACCAAAAAAGAAACCATTTAATAATATCTCAACGGATTTCACCCACCCTTCACGACTGTCGGGGATTATATAATTTTCCTCAGACCATGACGGACTTTTGATGGTAGTAGAATCGGCGCCTTTGGTATCAAACCCAACGCCAACACCGACCATCAAAGCATCCATGATCCACGCAAAAAGATAACCGCCCTTTGTAGCCAGATCTCGGGTTGTTCTGAAACCACAATTGAAAAGGCCTGCTCCCGTTCTCTCTTCAACAAATTTCGTGCCCATCATCCACAGGCCGCGGCCGGGAGGAGTCCACTTCAAATTAAATAAACGATCATATGCATCCTTGGCGGTTCTTTGNGCCTTAGCATCATTCCATTCGAGCCCAAGTAAAAACACATGCTGTTTTTGAATATCAAACATTCCCTCAATAACACGACGACATGTGTGATACCACTCTTCGGTGCCTTCAGCGCCAGGAATACTTTCCTCCAGTTTGCGGGCATAAGTGCGCTTAAAGGTGATATACCCTAATGGGCCCCATGGGACTTCTTGCTCTTTATATTGTTCGATAAAGGTTTCTGATAATTTAAATCTACGAATATTTTCTAATGTACGCATTATTTTCTCCTTAGTTTACTATACTTTTTAATTAATAAATCTCGTTGGCCGGTGCTGGTCAAAGGTGGAATACCCGCTACCGCTTCTTGCGCATATTGAGCGCTTGTTTTTTGTATCACTTTAATATTAACACAACTTGTATCCATCTGGATAGGGAATACTATTCCATCGGGCCCATTTCTATTCTTTGCAATAAAAATCTTTCCTTCGTTCTTTTGTTTATCCTGAATGGTTCTGGAGACTGAAAAGATGAAGTCCGCTACAAAACACTTATTAAAGGCCTCTGAAATCTGTTCGAGAGTAATAACTTCCGCGTTCAATCCCGAACGATTAGTTTGGGAAGCCGTCCAGATAGGACACTGAAATTCTGTAGATAAAGATCGAAGTTCTTCATAGATGGATTCCAACTCATTTCGTTTTTCTTTTCTCGCCATCATTGGTTTAAGCAAATCGCCATAATCTACAATCACTACGTCGGGGTGTATTCCTCGTTTTACCAAACGTGAAAGATGGGCNCGAATAGTATTGGGAGTGGCTGACTTGGTGGGNTATTCTTTGATAATAAGTTTGCCTTCTATCTCTTTGATTTTCTCATAAATTTCTTCTTTGAAATTAATAATATCCGAAAGCGGATAGCCGGTTAAACAACTATCATAACGCGTAGCTATAACGGTAGCCTGTAATTCTAAGGTATAATGAATAACTGTTTTACCCTTCTTAAGTGCTTGTGTTCCTAGGTGAACCAAAACCATTGATTTGCCGGCCCCTGTTGGTGCAATAACAACTCCTAACTCGCTTTTGCCTAGGCCCCCGCCGCATAAATTATCAATTTCTGGCCATCCCGTAGTGAGAGGATTGCGATGTTTAGGAACAAATCTTTCTTCGAAGTCTACAAAATAATCGTAACCAAAATTGTTCTCAGAGCCGAGTCGCAAAGCATCATTAATGACTTTGGAAATTTCATCAAAGGAACAGTTTTGTAAAAGGCTAACAGACTTCATCATAGCCTCTTTGAGGTTTTGCTTCTTACAAAAATCTAAAGATGCCTCTTTGATATACTCAATGTCGGTTAGTTCTTTCTTGTGGATTCTCGCAAAGTATTCTCTTACTTGCTTTTGTGCCACTTTGTCTTCGTTTTCTAAATCCGTACGAAGAATAGTAATGACTGCTTCCACGGAAGGATGCTGTTGATACTTAGCCCTATATTCCACAATTTTTTTGACGAAAATTTTGAGGTACTCCAGTTCTAGAAAACTAATGTCTAAAACCTCTGTGATCTGATCCGCGAAGGGACGATCCTCAAAAATAAGTTGCACTAATCCCTCTTGAAAGGCCTTCCCATACCTTCCAAAGTTCATCTGTTCAGCGAGCATATAACCCCTCTTTGTTTTGTATAATAATTATCATGGCGCACTCCTTAATGCCAATAAGAATTTAACTTTATTTGCTTGTCTCGTCAAGATATTGTCTGTCAATCTTGTTGAGGTGTGTCTTAAGATCTAACCAATTTAACTCTCCAAATCCGTCATCCCTCATCAACTTGATGATGGCTGTTTTATTAAAATTAGATTCAAACTTTTCTACCGATTCCTTCACTTTCATTTTTGATTGAACTGACATTTGAGGCGCATAGAGTTGCATCATTTTATAGTTGTGTTCGATGAGTCCTTTGTTCTCTACGATACTATCATAAAATTTTAA